CTGAGAAGTACGTGTCTAAAGACGATTACCGAGAAGACATTCGTGAAGTCAAAGAGATGCTGGGGGCCATATTCAAGCGGCTCGACAATAAGGCAGACAAATGAAAATCGACCCCGTACTGCTCAACATGGCCGCAAGCTGGTCGCTGAAGGCGTATAACGACAAAAACAAAAGTACCATTAAAGTAGAAAACAAGATGACGGGAGCCACGGCTTTCGTAATCAAGCGCAAAACCATAGATGTCATTGCCTTCAGGGGTACTCAAAAGAAAGTAAACGATGTCCTCACCGACATGTTTGTACTCCCTGTGCCGTATGTCGGGAGGCTGTGCCACGGAGGCTTTGTAGCCCAGCACGTCTCTATATGGGGAGAGATCGAAAAACACCTAGACCCCAAGAAGCGCACCCTGATAACCGGCCATAGCCTTGGTGGAGCGTTAGCGGAGCTGTCTGCGGCTAAACTGAACGGTAAGCACGAGAATATAAACCTGATTACTTTCGGTAAGCCAAACGTGTTTTTCAAAGGGTTCAAGCGCCCAATGAAGCTCGATACCCAGATATCCTGTGTGCAGGGTAGTGACGTGGTGGCTAGAATCCCACGGTTCTGTTATGGCCCCTCTAAGTCCCAAGACATGCTGTACTTCAGCAATACGGGCGGAACACTGATTAACCCTAAGAGAAGTTTCCGTGTGGCAGACCGAGGGGGTCTGAAAGACCGAGTTGCCGATCATTGTATGGAAGGCTACAAGCACAGCCTGACTCGTTTTCTGGAGGAGGAACACAAATGAGACTTCTAGCTATTGCACTACTGTTTACCCTGCCTAGCTGCACCACCGTACAGGGCGTCATCGACAACAAAGAAATCTATTGTTCTCAGCTATACAAAGGGGTTCGGGCTGTTGGCCGTTCTGCCCTGTCTGCTACTGCTGGCGTGGTGGTGCCTGATGTCTGTGACACTATCGACGAAATCGTTGCGGAGGAAAACGCCGACGGCGTAGACAAAAGCGATAGCTGATATAAAGTTACTCGTCCAACTAATACTGTTGTTTCGTTGATGAAAAAGCTGATTTCAATGCTTAAACGCCATGAAGGCGAGGTAAAAACTAACGGCAGGCATGTAGCGTACAAGTGCCCAGCCGGATACTGGACTCTGGGAATCGGGCGTAATATAGACCCAGAAAACGGCATTGGGCTGTCAGACGATGAGGTTGACTACCTCCTAGAGAACGATATTGCCAGAGTAACCAAGGAGTTAGCCGCAGAATATAAGTGGTTTAACGATCTTGATGATGTACGAAAAGATGCTATTATTGACATAGCATTTAACCTCGGAGCTACGCGTTTACGTGGCTTTCGACGCGCATTAGCCGCTATGAAAGCGGCGGATTATAAAACTGCTGCGACAGAGTTCTTGGACTCTAAGTGGGCAAGACAGGTTGGTGGCCGTGCTTTGGAGCTAACCGACATGATTGCCAGTGGCGAGTATGCGGAATGAGGTTTAGATGGCTGTCAGAAAACTACAATTCAAACCGGGTGTAAATAGAGAAACCACCCGTTACGCCGCCGAAGGTCAGTGGTACGACACTAACAAGGTGCGCTTCAGACGTGGGCTACCCCAGAAAATAGGCGGGTGGCAGCGTATTTCCTCAGAAACTTATTTAGGTGTGGCCAGATCACTGCATAACTGGGTGACCCTTTCTGGCCAAAACATAGTAGCCCTTGGCACTAACCTGAAATATTACCTCGAACGTGGGGGTGCCTATTTCGATATTACCCCCATTAGAGCTACTACAGCAGCCGGTGACGTGACTTTTGCTGCTGTTGATGGTTCTGCCACTCTTACTGTTACTGACACAGCCCACGGTGCCTCACAAGGCGACTACGTGACATTTTCCGGTGCGGTATCTCTGGGCGGCAACATTACGGCTGATGTATTAAACGCAGAATATACAGTAACCACTGTGGTAGACGATGACAACTACACCATCACAGCTACGGCCACGGCCAATGCGTCTGATACAGGCAACGGCGGGGCTTCTGTCGTAGGTGCGTACCAGATACCTGTCGGCAATGAGATCGAGGTGCCCGTTACTGGTTGGGGTGCAGGGCGTTGGGGTTCAGGCACTTGGGGTACGGGTGGTTCTACCAATGCTTCTATGCGGTTGTGGTCAGAAGCTAACTTTGGCGAGGACTTGTTTTTTGCCTACAGAGGAGGCGTACCGCTTTACTGGGACGCCACAAACGGCACTACGACAAGAGGTGTATACGTCAGTTCCTTGGGTGGAGCGTCCGATGTACCTACTATAGTAAATCTAGCGTTTGTATCAGACATATTTCGCTTTGCGTTCTGTTTTGGGGCGAATGACTTGGGCGGCTCTACGCTTGACCCCATGCTGATCCGTTGGTCAGACCAAGAAGACGTGGCTAACTGGACGCCTGCCGCTACCAACCAAGCGGGTAGTTTGCGCCTGTCAGAAGGCACAGAAATCGTAGACGCCATCCAAGCACGTCAAGAGGTGCTGGTCTGGACTGATTCGGCCTTGTACGGCCTACAGTATCTGGGTGCTCCAGAGGTATGGGGAGCGCAGCTTCTGGGTTCAAACCTGACCATAGCCAGCCCGAATGCGGCGGTATACTCAAACAACATTGCCTACTGGATGGGCACAAACAAGTTTTACTATTACGATGGTACGGTCAAGACGTTACCCTGTGACGTGCGCAGCTACGTATTTGATGACTTCAACCAAGAGCAGGTTGACCAAGTAATCTGTGGCTCTAACGAGCAGTTTGATGAGATATGGTGGTTCTATTGCTCTTCTGAAGCCACACAGAACGACCGTTATGTGGTCTATAACTATGTCGAAAACGTCTGGTACTACGGCACACTAAGCCGTTCGGCGTGGATTGACTCAGACATACGAGAGTACCCGATAGCTGCTACTTTTAGTAACAACTTGGTCTATCAAGAGTACGGCGTGGATTGTAACGAGCTAGGCTCGGCGAACCCGATTGTGGCTACTATAACCTCGGCACAGTTCGATCTGGACGATGGCGACCGGTTCATGCTGATTAACAAGATGCTGCCTGATATGACGTTTGACGGCTCTACAGCGGATTCTCCTGCGGCTACCATGACTCTGAACCCCTTGGAAAACTCAGGTTCTGGGCGGTATGACCCAGCCTCAGTCGGGGGTAACAGCAGCGCAACGGTCACCAGAACAGCCGTATTGCCTGTAGAAGAGTTTACAGGGCAGGTATTTACACGGGTACGGGGTCGGCAGATGTCGATCAAGATTGAGTCTACAGAGCTAGGAGTAACGTGGAAACTAGGCGCACCTAGAATGGATATGCGGCCTGACGGTAGGAGAGGTTAGTGGCTAACCGCCTGATAAATAAGGTAGAAAATCCTGCCCTGCCGATACCGCCAGAGAAAAACACACTGCGGACGTATTTAGATGACCTGAATAATATTTTGCGTTTGTTTTTCAATAGGTTAGCAAACAATGTAAACTTGTTAACCGGTGAGTATGGTGGCCAGTTTATAGAAAAGCCTAACGGGTTGTTCTTTTCCACTACAGATCAGCCCATAGCAGTAGTAAACACAGCTCAGGTAGTTAGTTTTGAAAACACCTATTTGAGCGAAGCGATAACGATAAACGGCGGTTCTAACAGCCAGATTACAGCAACATATTCTGGTATTTATAACTTCCAGTTTGTAGCCCAAGCAGTTAGTGGGTCAGCCTCGTCCAAGAACGTGTACGTGTGGATCAGGCGCAACGGCACGGATATAGGTTATTCGGCCAGACATTTGGTTTTATCAGGCTCCAACGACAGTAATGACATTGCGTGGAGTTTTAGTATTGATTTACAGGCAGGGTCGTACATAGAGATGATGTGGTCATCGGACGATATAGATACGTCACTAGACGCTGAAACAGCGGTAAGCCCACACCCCGGCGAACCCTCTGCTGTAATTACTGTAACTTTCGTCTCAACATTGCCTGAGACACTACCGACACCTCCGTAGGCGAGATATGAGTGTAACTGATCCTCAGTTTGGTGAAGATGATCCGAAGATTGAAGCAATTGATGTATTCGGCACTTACGGTGGCGGTAGCGGTGGGAATTTCTTTGGTAACCTGAATGACATTTTAGGTGCTAGGTCAGGAATTGCTGACACTATTGGCGCTGATGCAGTAGACGTAGTTCTTGGTGATCTTGGTGATTATTCTAGTTCTGGCGGTGGCACATCTTTGTCAGATCAGATTGCAACTGAAGTTACTACGTTGCAAGCAGACAATGCTCTAGCTCAAATGGAAAAGCAACTTAAAGATGAAGTTGCGAAAATACAGTCAAACACTGTGCTTTCTGAGTCACAGAAGAAAATCAGAATAGCTCAATTGGCTAACGATTGGCTTGTCGAGTCTGGTGCTCCCAATGCCGTCAAAGCCGAGGTAATGACTGAAGTCTGGAGTGAGTTGGGTGAACAAGTAAATTTAACCGCTGAAGGTTATCAGGAATTACCTTACGCTGGCGCATCTAGTCCTTATGGAGTTCGAGAAGATGAAAGTGGTTTGATTAAATTTATTGAATCCACTACTGATGAAGTCGCCGGAGGTGGGGCATCTTCAGAAACAGCAGCTAGTACCGCTCCCGCAGCGGCGGGTGGAGGCGGCGGAACCCCGTCTGGAAGCGCAGCACAATCAGCCCAAACAGCGGCGGAAGCGGCGGCAACGGCAACAGCAAATGACCCCAATGCGGCAGCGGCAGCAGATATTGTAGAGGCAGCGATTGGTAAGGCTAGAGATGTTGGTGAAGCCCCAAAACTACGGGACACATTTCAAGACCCAAACGGTACAGTTTGGATGAACACTGGCCCAGCATCAATGTCCCCCGGAGAGGAAAATTTCAACACTTGGCGGGCGCTAAACCCCTCTGCCGATGTTATCGCGCAATGGGAAGAAGCCACAGGGGAGACCTACGATCCAAACAGTTCGCAAATAAGATTCAAAACCTCGAAAGGTGTTTGGCCCACTACCGGAGCTTCTACTACTGAAACTGGGGGAGGTGCTACTCCAACTAGCCAGACCCCAACTAGCCAGACCTCAACTAGCCAGACCTCAACTAGCCAAGGCGATGATTTATTTTCAAATGCTGCAAGTATTGCTGGAACAATTGCTGCGACAATTTTAGACAAAGATAAAGATGATGCAGTAGACGTATTAGCCAACGGCACTACAGGCACTAGCACAGACATTACGGACACTACAAGCACAGGCACTGGCACAGACATTACAGACATTACAGGCACTGGCACAGACATTACGGATATTACGGACATTACAGGCACTGGCACAGACATTACGGATATTACGGACACTACAGATATCGACGATGGTACAGGTGACGGCATCGACACTGGCACAGACCTTACAGATACCGGTGATGGTACAGGCGATGGTGTGGGTGATGGCATAGGCGATGGCATAGGCGATGGTATAGGCGACGGCACAGGTGTTGACGGTGGGTTTGACCTACCTACAGTAACAACAACTCCTACCACTCAAGGTATGAGGGGGATGTCTACAGAGAAGGCTGGAGTGGCTGATATAGGTGACCCATACCAGTTAAGTGCTTCTTTATATGAGAACATTATGCGGATTCTTCAGCAAGACAGAGAAAACCGCAAAGATGACAGGAACAGGGCAAGAACGTATTATGGCGGTGGTAGCGTGCGTGCTTCGGATCGAATCGACGAAATCGCTAGGATAATTAGAGGCTAATTATGGGCTGGCTTGAAAACTTATATTCTACAAATGGCAAATTTGACCTTGCCAAAGCAGCAGCTACTGCGGGTGGGGTTGCTACTTTATATGGTGCGCTAAAGCCGGACAGCAGCGTCGGTGAATTTTTAGGTATGGGTAGTTCTCAGCAACCCGTTGGGTACACGGGCGGCATTCCCGAGTATGAGATATCCCGTGAGGTGCTACCCGGAGCTTTTGCGACCACTACAGCCGAAGGCACACCTAGAAGACCCGGTTCAATGGGCCGTAGATACTTTACTGATACTACGTTTACCCCAACCGGCGAAGTAATGAGTGCTGCCGGTACGCCTGCAACTGCAACTGACACCACCGCCACTACCAATGCAGCCAGCGGTCTTCTGAGCGCACTACCAGAAGAAGCAGTTATCGGGTTGCTTTCCAGTTTTTTCGGTGGTGGGATCGGGAGTACGGGTGGGGGAGACGAAGATACAACAACCACTCAGGCTGCAACTGACGCAGATGAAGATACAACAACCACCCAGCGAAGACGAAGCCGAACAAGGGAAGCCATAGAAAGCGATCCTGCTCGTCAGACTTATGCAGAAGCCTACACGCCTAGAGCTACTACAGGGGAGGTTAGCGATCTTAGCGGGCTTGAGATATACCAGACTGTTCCCGGCAACCAAACACCGTTGTTTAGCGATCCGTACAACGACATAGCTGAAATCATAAACTACATGGAGTCAACAGACGGTATTAGCACCGGCGAAGCAGGGCGAGTGTTGGACTATGCTATAACCAACGACATACCGCTAACTGATATTGTAGAGATAACGCAAGGGATTGATCCAAATTTCACTATAGAAGATGCCGTAGCTTACCTAGAAACTTACTACCCGCATCATTCTTACAATTACCTGAAGAGCCAAGGTTATGCTGGCGGTGGGCTAGCTTCTTTAGGCGGTAAAGGTTACTACTTAGGTGGCTCTACTGACGGGATGGCAGATCAAATACCCGCTACAATAGACGGTCAACAGCCTGCTGCGCTCAGTGATGGTGAATTCGTTATTCCCGCTGATGTGGTGAGTCATTTAGGCAATGGCAACTCTGATGCAGGGGCGCAACAACTATATTCAATGATGGATAGGGTGCGTCAAGAACGTACTGGGACTACCAAACAAGGCCCAGAGATCAACCCTACCAAGATGATGCCAGCGTGAGGTTGAGATGAAATATTACAACAACGGCGGTAACGTAAATAACGTAACAGCAGAAGAGTCTTCGCTCTCTAGCTGGGCTGGCCCGTATGTAACCGACATGCTTGGTCGTGGCGCGGCTTTGGCAAATATGCCGTATACCCCCTACGAAGGCCCACTTACCGCTGGGGCTTCTGAACTACAGCAACAAGCCTTTGCTGGGTTAGGCGCGTTAAGCGCACCGAGTACCTTAACTGGGGGGACTACGCAGCAACAAATTGCTGGTCTAATGAACCCATATATTGAACAGGCGCTGAACCCACAGCTAGAAGCCGCCAGACGCCAAGCCGAAATACAAGCACAGCAGCTTCAAAGCCAGTACGGTAAAGCCGGTGCGTACGGAGGTTCTCGACAAGGTGTGGCCGAAGCTGAGTTACAGCGCGGACTACTGGACAGGATGGCCCAACTTACCGGAGAAGGCTACCGAACTGCGTACGATAAAGCGGTTGACCTATTAGGTAGAGAGCGAGGATACGGCTTGGATGCTCTAGCTGCGCAACGACAAGCAGGTGCAGAACAACGAGCTATAGAGCAAGCAGGTGTAGCTGCTGACATAGCGCAGTTTGAGCAGGAAAGGGACTACCCATATAAGCAGACACAGTTCATGCAGTCGTTGTTGCAAGGCTTGCCTTTGGAGACTCAGAGTTATTCGTATTACCAACCGTCTGGGCTACAGAATTTGCAAAGTGGGCTGTCTGATGTGACAGGTATATACAGTCTTTTAAGCGACTATTTCGGGTCTTAAGGTTAGGAGTTAGTAATGGCTATACAACAAGGTTTAGGTGGACTTATGCCACAGGCTCCTATGGCTGCTCAGCCCGTTGATCCCAGAATGGGCGCAGCTCTGGACGTAGTAGGCGCAGACGAAATGGCGGAAAAGACCGATATGCCGTTAGCTACGGCTGCTTTGATGAAGCGTAATGAAGCTCTGGAGCTGCTAAAAAGCGCCGAGAATGACGAGAGAGCCGCACAGTTTCAGGCTCCTCCTAATCCCTCTATTAACGACCAAGTTAACCAAGGCTTAGCTGGAATGCTACGCAGCATGATGCCCGGCCAAGCACTGCGGGGTAGACAAGTCCAGCAAGCTAGAGCCAGACAGATGTTAGGCCCTATGCCACAACGAAGAGCGCCCCAGATGGCGGCTGGCTTGCCCGGCCTACCTGCGACTAACATGCGCCGCATGGCTGCTAATGGTGGGGTTATTGGGTATGAATCAGGTGGTGACGTAGAGGCGGAAGACACGGGTTTTCTAGCAGCGTTGAGAGAACTTGACGAAGGTTTGAAGGCAGACGAAGCCGAAAGACAAGCCGAAAGAATGGCCAGAGGCAGGAGAGTTTCTGACTATATCCCCGTGCCGGGCGGCGGTAGCTACTACTTACCTGTGAAGAATTTAATGTACGACATCGGGCAAGGTGTGTCTGGTCTGGCTAATCTGATGAAGAGAAAGCCCGAAGAAAAAGAAGAACCAGTAGACGTAAACGCACTATTTTTAAGTGTTTACGACGACTACACCAAAGCTTTAGAGAGTGGCAACGAAGAGAGAATAGCCCGCACTTTAGAGCTTGTGAATAGTTTTGACGAGACCACTCGACGAGAAGCACTGCAAAGCGTACAGCAGAACAAAATGATGGGTGGTGAGGTAAAAGGCTACGCTGGCCCTGATGGTTCTTTAGTACGCCGAAGAGACACAGCAGCGCAAGAACAGAGAAGACAGGCAGCTCAGGAAGCCCGCGCACGAAGAGAAGCCGAGAGAGAAGCCAATAGAGCTGCTTTTAACGATCTTGTTGCACTTATAAACTCTGGTAAGTCGCCAGCAGAAGCTAGAAGAATTTTAAGCAGCAGAGAAGCGTTGACTACAGATACGGGCGTAACAGAAGCACAGTACAACTATGCTACAGGGCCTGAACCTACTATAACCGAATATTTGCCTAATGCAGACCAATCTACTTTACCTATGGGCGGCTTAGGTGCGGAAGAAGAACCAACGCCAGCACCAACAACCGAGGGCGCGGAAGAAGTTCGCGCTCCTGCACCTCAAAGTTTTCCAACCCAACTCCCTGAAAACTTTCAGTCAGACATGGCAACATTGCTAGAAAGAAGCAAAGGTTTGATGGCACTAGACGAAGAAGCAGATGCTAGGCGTGTGAGCGACAGGCTCGCTGAAATTATGGGGCCAACAAGAGAAGCCCAAGAGTCACGTAGACAGGCGCAAGAAGAAAGCAGAAGGTTGAGAGAAACGGAGTTTACGCCAGAAGCAATGCGTTTTAACCGCCTAAGAGCTGCTCTGGAGCGAGGTGGTAGAGAAGGTCTTGGTGGTTTTGGTGCTGGTGAACGTGCCGAAGCTGATAGATTACTCAAAGCGCAAATTGAATCTAGCGATAAGACTGCTGCCGAGTTCGATGCTCTTGTAAAAGAAATGCAAGCTATGGGCTTGAATGAGTTCCAAGCAGAAGAAGCAGCACGGCAAGGCGTAAGAGACCAAGTTCAAACAGGAATGACTGTAACTCAGGCTATCAACAAAAACTTGGCCGATATAGCAGTTTCGGAAGCAGACAGAGCCGAAAGAGCAGCAGGGCGTCAACTATCGGCCCAAACTTCTCTGGACGTTGCTCAGATTCAAGGTGATGTGCAGTTAGCAGTAGCAAATCTGAACAAAGAAAACACGGAGTTTGGTCGGAAGTTTAGGACGCTTAGAAATCAAGCAAAACAAGATAATCCGAATCTTAGTGCTGTAGAACTAGATAGCAGGGCGTTAGAAGCGTTGTTCGACCAAGAAATCAAAGCGCAAATGTCAAGAATTGGTGTAACTGAACAACAGCTACAACAAAGCGCAGTAAACGATTCAATACGTGCTGCCGCAGACGTATTGGCAAATGATATGAGTACCATTGGTCAACCAGAGCTAAGACAGCAAAAGATATTGGATTTAGCCGAACAAATAAGAAACCAATACGGTACGAGTACCACTGGTGCTCAACCTAACGCGAGTCAAATACAAGCGTTAATTGCTAACCCTCAACGTCGTGCTGAGTTTGATGAGAAATTTGGGCAAGGTGCAGCAGCTAGATTTTTAGGTCAATAGTTGAGGGTCTTATGGCAGACCAACAAAACTTTTTTGACCAGTTTGATACTGCAAAAGAAAATGTCGCTCAAGATAATTTCTTTGACCAGTTTGACACTGGGTTAGACGAGGCTCAACCTCCCGCAGAACAAGAGCCTGTACAAACGGTTGATGGTAATTTCTTCGATCAGTTTGACCCTGTGCAGGTAGAACCCCCAGCCCAAGAACCTCCTCCCGTACAGTCCAATATATTGCGGGAGGCTGCTGACATACCTCTGAATCTTGCCAGTGGCGTAGTTACTGGTACGAAGCTAATCACAGATATCTTTGGTGCAGATAATCCTGTCTCTCGACAACTAAGCGGAGTCGAAGAGTATATAGACGGACTTCTCTCTGCACAGGCTAAAGCAGACCAGCAAGAAGTTGCTAGGATCATGCAAGAAGCCGAGGACAAAGGCGCAGGAGCGCAAGTCAAAGCCGCTCTCAGAGCGTTTGCTACTTCCCCATTAGACTTTGCTGCACAAGGCGTAGGCACAATTATCCCTGCTCTCGCTGCCGCTGTGTATGGCGGTACAGTTGGTGTGGCTGGGTATGGTGTTGGTTCTGGTGTTGGCCTAGTAAAAGACGCCGTATTCAGCACTGTTAATGACGAAATGCTCAAGCAAGGTCTTAGCGAGCAAGAAGCTAGAGAAATTGCAACGCAGGCACAGTCTTATACAGGCGATAACTTAGACATGATCGCGCTGGGTGGTGCATTCGGCTGGTTGGCATCTAGGTTTGGTGTGCCAGAAACAGTGCTTAAAACTGAATTTGGTAAGCGCCTAATGCAAGATGGGCTAAGTCGTGGCGTTGTTAGGAACATGGTTGAAGCCGCTGGGCGAGAGGGCGCACCAGAAGCCATACAAGCAGCCCAAGAACGCTTTGCCCAGAACCTAGCTCTGCAAAGAGAAGGCGTGGACGTACCACTTAGTCGTGGCGTAGTAGGCCAAGCTGCATTGGAAGGCATTGTCGGTGGCATTATCGGTGGCGGTGTAGGTGCGGTCGAGGCGCAGGTTGCGGACACTGCGCGAGCAGAACAAGAAGCCGAAAGAAGAGCGTTGGAAACAGAAGGCTTAGAAGTAGAGGCGCAACCAGAAGAAGTCGTAGCGGAAGAAGTTGCAACTGACGAAGAAGGAGACATTGAGGCTCCTGTTTGGTTTGATGCGATAGCAGATGAAGTAGATGCAGACCAAGGGCAAGAAATAGACCCTGAAAAGATCGGTCGTTTAGTTGCCCAGTACGGACAAGAAGCGGCTGAGATGTACGTCAGAGGTGTGCGCGGAGAAGGACTGACTCTTGCCAGAACTGAATCAGCGCCTGAAGTAGACACAGAAACTGACACAGCAGAAATAGGTGGAATAGATACTAACCAAGATGAAGCTGCGCCAGCACAAAAAGAAGAAGTCAGGGATGAACCGACTCCGGATGATTACGAAGCATGGATGGCGGGGATAGAAACAGATACACAAAAAGACTTAGACACAATAGAGAATGAAAACATAGATGAGTCTTTGTCTCTTGCCGGTAGCACACCAGAACAAAAGCCTAAAGCAGCGGCAATAACTCCAGACCAAGAACAAATCGGGCTGCCCGGCATAGAAGAAGCACCGGAAGCTCAAGTTGGTAGGCCCCCCGTAGAGCGCGCTCCGGAGGCTACTGCCAGAGTTAATGAGCTGCAAAAAAGACAGGACAACCAGAGAAAATCTGAGATACGCACTGTAGAGAAACTTACAAACTCTCTGGATAGGGGCGTACAGAAAATATTAAGTAAAAAAGGTTATGTTCCGTTCTTTGCCAACCAAGAGGCTTTTAATGAGTACGACGCTGACCCTGATGCTCAATATGAAGCCAGAGTACAAAGAAGAATACAGTCATATCGAATACTAGGCGCTAACCCAGAGGAATCTGCACGCCGCGCCCGTAGGGATGCGAACAAGCAGCGAATTGCTTATAACGAGATACAAAACGAAATTGCCGCACTGCAAGACAAAACCATAGACCAGCTAGCTGATGTCATCAACATAGCAAACAACTCTAGGTTAGAAGGTAGAGCGGCCCACACTGCTGCTTTAAGAGCTTTACAGGATGCAAGGCTCACACCAGAGATGCTGGCCGAAGCGCGAAAAAGAGCTAAGGCTAAAGCTCCTACAGGCATAATTCCACTAGAAAACAAAACAGTAAGAAACGAAATAGTACCCGGCGAATATGCTCCGTTAGTTCCGCGCAAAGAGATGATTGATGGCCCGATAGAAGAGGTCACAACTGCGGAAGAAGCAATGGAGGTAATTAACGCTGACACTAACAGGACAGACTTTGAGAGAGGCTTAGCTGCACTGTTTAGGCCGATAGCAAAAAAATTAGCTACGAAGTTTCAGCTTATAGAAAACTCGGAACAAGTACCGGATGACTTGCTTCAATATTGGGTAGACGAGAACGGAAAGCAAATTTCTGCTGGTCTTTTCGACCCAGAAACTAACACCATGTACATAGATTCAGTTGAGGGCTTGGACGCTCGCACTGTATTACATGAAATGATCCATGCCAGTACGCTGGATATAATATCAAGCTTTAAACAAGGTCTGCTTATATCCCAAGAAGCACAAGCTGCAATAGATGACGCGCTTCTGTTGATGCACCAAGTAGGGGTACAGTACCAAAACTTACTTGCGTCAGATCGTGCATCACCTGCATTGCAGCGTCTAGCTAAAAGTACAGATAATTTTACTGACATAGCTGAATTTCTTAGCTATGGCATTACCGAGCAACCGCTTCAAGAGATGTTGCTCAACATGGCTCCTGTAAACAAATACCAACTCGGAGCTATTAAAACAGCATTCTCTAACTTTGTAGACATAATTCGTCGGATGTTGGGTAGGCCCAGCAGAGACATAAGCGCGTTCGAGCAGCTAATCGACTTGACTGGCCGTCTTGCAGAAGAACAGGTACGCACTAGGCCAAAACGTGCAAGCCAAGTGGTGCAAGCCAAGAAGCAAGTAGAAAAGCTTTCTAAGGTGCAGAAGTTGCAGGCGCAGCAAAACACGTTGCGTAAGTTTTTAGGTCAGTCAAAAGGCATAATAAACGCGGTTAGAGACCCAGAAAAAGGTATCCGAGACTTCTTGGCGTTTTCTGACGCTATGGACGTAAACACAATGCAAAGTGTGTTGGGCGCGTTTACTAACACTATGCTTACGAAGCTGGCTGATGGCTTCAACATGTCTGTAGTTGGGAAAC